TTTTATCATCTAGTTGTCTTAACATTTCATCTGTAGATTTTTGTTTTTCTTCTAAAGCAGCTACCTTGTTACTAAGATTTTGCCAGGCCATTCCTACTATAAATATCAAAACTAGCCCTCGAACAACTAATGGTTGGTATTTTTCAAAGAGCTTTTCCATAATTTATCCTATCATAAAAATTAATATAGCCTAAGCTAATTGTTCCTAGCATCTTGTTCTAATAGCCAAGAAAGTTTATCAACCTTCTTTTCCATGACTTTCCATTCCATATGCATGGTTAATATCTCTTGAATATGTTCTTGATTATTCGCTATTCTGTTATCCATTTTAGATAAAAACCAGACGAAAGAAATACTTTGCATAACGATTACAATGATAACACTAAGAGTTTTACTATCTAAGTTCATTAGCACCTCCACCTTTTTCTTGCTTGTCTTAATCTTGAATTTGGGTCTGCCGCAGCTTTTGGAAATTGTTTCATTTGACCAGCAGAACGAGCACAATAGGATTTTCTTCTTGACGCTCTTTTACCTGTCGGACTTTTTTCTGTTACCGCAGTAGATAATTTTGAGCCCGGGTTCTCTCGTCTATAACGAGCGACACCAGCTTTAGTCATTCCCGCTCCACTTTTTGTAGAGCGGAAATACTTTTTAGTTTTAGGGGGTTGCTTGTCAGCTTTCCTAATCATACTTCTTAATCCATTCACACCAAACTGTAACTTCTTGACCAGCAACAGTTGTTGTAGGAATCTCTAATTTAACATCTCCTGTAAATCCAGTAGCTTCAGTATTATTAAGACCACCGAAAGAAGAGAAGTCAAATTCGTTATCATAGTTTAATGAAAGAAAAGGAACATCTGTATCAGCATCCCAAGTTAAAGTAGCAGATGCATTGGCCGCGCCTGCTCCGTTATACCATATTTTGTTCAAAGATACTTGAGTACAAGCATCTCCTCTTTTATTTGGTGCGAGAGCAGAAACGTCTACTAAAGTTATAGAGCTAGCGCTTCCACCATCACAAGACACAAAACATGTGTTTATAAGTTTTCGATCCCCTTGAAATTGAATAGTAGGACCTGTTACTGTGTTTGCCATTTTTTACTCCTATCTTGGCGGGGGGACATTACTCCCCCACGCAGAGTTGTTAGTTAATTATGAGGATGTTTTACCATCATCTTTTACATAATAATAGATGATACCTGTAATTGTGCCACCTGTTGCAGCAGAAGCACCTTGACCACCGACAATTTTTACTCTTTCAGACATCGGTGTTCCAACATCACCAAGAGCAGCACCTGCGGTAGAATCTCCACCCCATACAGTTACGACTGCACCTGCGTCTGCATCAGCTTCGTTAAGTAAACCATCAACGTCAACAAAGCTTGTACCACCATCATAGTCAGTATATCCCATGTCAATTGTTGGATTAGTTCCACCTGTTGCATCACCATTAAATGCGATACCTGTTATTACTGCATTTTTAGGAAGCACAACTTTTCTTGTATCGGTTGAAGATACTTGAACATCGGTTCCTTGTGCTGCAGTTGGAACAAAATAAAACTGTGCTGCTAGTTGTACGGAACCAGCATAAGTTTCTCTTGTTTGATCACCACCATTGGATCTTACGATCCCAGTAAATGTAGTTTTTGCCATGTCTATTCTCCTTTTTTGAATAGTCCCCGAAGGGTCTTGAGTTAATAATAATTAAAAATACCATAAAAAAAGGGGGCGTCAAAGCCCCCTTTTATTTTTTTATGTTTAGTTATGCTTATGCAGCACCAGGTGAACCGAATACACATCTAGGATCAGAGAAGCCGAAGCTGTATCTTTCTCTAGCTTTGTATCTTACGTTTCCTGTGTCGAAATCACCTTCCATTGAAGTTCTAATTGGGCTTCTTTGGAATAATTTGAATCCGTTAGGAATGTCGGTTTTAATGAACCATGCATCTGGATCGACTAAGTAATGGTTTACAGTCCAACCTTCAGGCACCATACCCATATTCTTAACTGCGTTAATATCGTTATCTGCAGTACCTGTTCTCAATGTTGAGCTCATTAGTCTGTCAGCTACGAATTGTAACTCAGAAGGAATGATAAGTTTTCTACCTTGAGTAGAGATTAATAAACCTCTCTCGTCTACGAAAGCAGCAATGTCAATTAATGCTTGCTCAAGTGATGCTTCGTTTAGGTCAGCAGGAGTTGCTAACTCATTTGAGAAAGTACCTGCTACGATTGGGTGTGCTGTAGAGCAAAGCTCAACACCGTCACCACCAGCGAAAGCTGAATCAAACGCATTATTAAGTACGTTTGCACCTTTCACCTGTTTAGTGTTTGCCATGGATCTTGCAAGAGCTTTTGTATATCTTGCTGAGATTCTGTCATAAAGATTATCTTCGACAGCTTCTTCAGTGATTGCAAAACCTAATGCAATAGTCTCATGTGTGTAACGAGCTGTGAAAGTTTCTGTTGCATTGTCATAAACAATAGAACCACCTTCAGATTTTACTCTAGCATTACCAAATCCTGATAACATCACCTCTTCTTCGAATGCACGATCAGAGTTTTCAGTTTCAAAGATTGCGGTATGCTCAGCTTCATAACGACCATACTCCAAGCCGAACAGAGCGTTCAAACCTGGTTCTAACTCTTTAACGAGTTGACTTCTTGAAATAGCCATAGTTTAAACCTCCTATACGCCTGTTGAATCGTTTAGAGAGTGTAAGTTAATTTTTACACGAATAGCTGCGTTAGCTGCTGTGTAATCATTATTATCAACGTCAGTTGATAAAGCCACTACTCTAAAGTTTGCACCTGCGTTGGTAGTAAAGCTAGAACCATCTAATGCAACGTTGGAAATACCTGAAATAGTAGAACCAGCGCTATATGTAGCGATGTTAGCGTTTGAACCAACCTGTGCTTGTCCAGCATTTGCGTCATCAACTTTGACTTCAAATACCACATTAGGATCATCAATGACATAAGCTACTATGTCACTAGCTGCAATGCCGCCAGGGTAATATTTACTCCAAGTAGGCTTGGATGTTGTTGGATCAGTATAGAAACAACCATTAAAAATACCAATTAGTTCAGCACCAGCAGATGATCCGACGTCTATGTTCCCGTTTGCTAATAGCACAACAGGATCACCTTGATAGATTGCGGAAGCTTCGCCATTTCCAATAGCGTACTCATTTTGGCCTTGGCCATTATAAGCAGCACCTTGAACTTGTACTGGGCGAAAACCGTAATATCCATTTTGGTTTGCCATGTTTTCATCTCCTTATTAATTAAGTAACTTAGTTGGCTTTCTTAGAGCCTCCAAAAGTTACACGACTCTGCCTGTCGACATTGACAGGCATACTGGGATGTTGTTCTCTCAGTGGATCTGTTTCCCAAGCTTCAGTTTGTTGATCAATCTTCTGCTTGTAGTGAGCATTACGCTCCTCCACAGTTTCCACTGGCATTCTTGCCAATAGCAAGTCACCCACGCTGATGACACCCTCATAAGCTTTGATATTTCCGTTGTAAGCAGAATAAAGACCTTCTGTATATTGATCAGCTCTGACCAATTCCCAGCCTTCTCTGAGTCGAGCATTGATATTTTTAGTATCGTCTGCTCCATTTACACGATGACGGAGCCATCTTTGCTTATATCCATCAGGACATGGTGGTGCGTCTAATTGAGACGGTGGTTTCCAAGGCTTTCTTCTAGCCTCTTTATCCCTTGTTTGTGCACTTCTTGGTGTTTTTATATCATCTGTCATTTTGTACCTCCTTTAAACGTACTTAGCATATTCGCTAAGGGGAACCCCTAGTTTATTTGCTATCTTTACTTGACTAGGAGTCAACTTAACAGATTTGCGCCCACTGGTTGCAGACCTTGAGGCAGAGGCAACAGGTTGGGCGATTTTGTTGCTTCTGATTGTCTGATCCGAATCTCTATTAAAAGATTCTGGAAACTTGTTTTTAACTCTATTAGTTAACTCATCATAATACTCATCTGATTCAGTGTCAAATCCTTCTGCTACTAAACCACGATGAATTCTTTGAGCGTATTCGGTCATTTCTCCGTCATTTCTAAACCACGGATTGTTTTCTGCCCAGGCTAATGCCTTTTGAGAAGGTTGTGGTCTAGCTTGAGCTTGTTGAGCATATAGTTTTTGCTCTTCATCCCATTGTTTTTGAAACTCCTCATACTCACGTTCTTTTTTAGTTTTAGTAACTCTAATTCTTTCAGCTTCTAAATCTAATTTTGTAAGAGCTTGTCTTGCTTCTTCTTCTCTCTGATAGTCGCCCGCTTCACGAGCAGCAATCAAATTTTGACGAGCAAGATCAGCAGCCATTTTATTTCGTACTTCACTCTCTGACATATAACCTTTGTCAATGTCATAAGTTTTTTTCTTGGCTTCTGATAATTCTTTTTGAACGTTTTGTGCAAACTGAAAAGCAGCTTCTCGCTCTCTCTCAGCTTCTCTGAGTTTCCAAGTCATTTTATCAATTCTTTTTTTGACCTTTTCAGAGTAGTCATCCATCTCATCTGACTGTTCTTCAACAGCAGGTTTAAGAGGATCTTTTTCTTCGGTTTTGACCTCTTCGTATTTTTCAGGTGCCACTGCTCCGTGAGATTTATCTTCTAACTCGATAACAGCTCCATCACCTGATACGTCAAGATCAACCATCTTTTCGTCTTTAGCAGATTTTATATCTGTTTGCATGGTTTACCTCCCATGTTACATAATTGTCAGTATGTCCTCTGGACTATCCACTGTGCCGAGTATCTCGTCATCATTGAGTAGTCTTACTTCCCCATCTTCTATCTTTATTCTTGATCCTGCGTATCTGCCAAACACAACCCAATCGCCTTGTTTACACCAAGGGCCATTAGGAAACTTTTCTTTATCTTGATATGCATCAGGTCCTACTGCTAATACTAAAGCAACTGATGCGGTTAATTGTGAATCTTCAACTGTTTTGTCAGTTAAAAGAATACCCCCTTTTGTTTTCTTATCTGCTTTAAAAGGTAATACTAAAATTCTCCAGCCAACTGGTTTTGGAAGTTTTTCCAATTCTTTCCTGTCAGGACTCACTCCTTCAGAAGGATTTTTCATTTTGTTCATTATGTGCTCTGGCACATATAAAGTCTTAGTCATCTATTTTCTCCTCTTTTTCCAGCAGGCGAGAAAGTTCCTGTTGGCACATGTCTAACATGTGTATCTTTCCTAGAATATACTTATATTCTTCAAAGTTTTCAACCCCTACTGTGAGATGTTCTAAGAGATTATCTCTCATAGACTTTAACTCTTTTTGGTAGTTATAAATTATAAAAACACTCATTTAAGAGCATTCGTTCCTGGCACAATCTTTTGCCATTTTTCATTGTTTCCGTCTTTGGCTACATACCATGTTTGCTCAACACTACTATTAGCCCCAAAAGAAGGCGCTTTCATTTTACCTAAAGCTTTCGGTACTGCTTGTTTAACTGACTCCAATAAATAGTCATCACCAAACATCACTCCTGTTGGTTTTAGTTTTGGCCACCAGTTTTCAATGTCGTCCATAACAGGTTCATATTCATGTGCACCATCAACCATGATGTAATCAATACTTTCATCTGCAAATCTATCTAATATTTCTTTTGAATCAGATCGTCCTTGGCAAACAATAACCATTTCTCTTCCAATAAAAAATTTTAAATTCTCTCTAAAAACAGATGAGAAATCTTGTGGAAGTTTTAATGATGAATGTTCGCTAGACCCTTGAAATGTATCAACAGAATATATTTTTACATTTTCTTTTCCTGCATTGTAAAGTGCAGTTGCTAAATATGATGTTGAACGACCTAAGAAAGATCCTATCTCTACAATCTTTCCATCATCAGCGATGTCGTCTACAATCATGTCGTAAGTTTCGGTGTAATTACACCATCCAGGTATTTTGAAATACGTCTGTTTCATAGTTAAGTTCCTTATTTGCTTGTCTTAACTATTTGTATCTTTTTATAAATATTTTGCAACCCTTGTGGTAAAGGACCTCTTTTAGGAGGAACTGTTTTTGTCAGTTTGACTGGTTTCTTCGACTTCGTCATGTACACACCTCCCACATTCACACATACAGGATGCACCGCAATGACAATGGCATCCACATAATTGACATTGTTCTATCATTGATTCACACTTTAAACAAAGTTTATCACAACCCTCACACATTATTTTGTAAGACTATTTTTTTTCTCATAACTGCGGAGGCCAGCCATCCCGAGCAAAGCCGTGACAAGTGGGAACAGAGTGGCCATGTCCAACTCTGGAAGAGGTGCATGTTCAATACTAAATGCTGCTAGTATAAACATAATAAATTGTTTTAATACATACTCCCAAGCTATCGCTAAAGCGCAACTCATACCTATGAGGGGCCTCCACGACCGCTGCATAATGCCACCAATTCCTGTTGCTGTCGACTGAGCATCAGCGAGATTGATGTCCATTTGCTTTTTATTAATTTCATTTTCTAATTCTTGTAGTTTTAGCTTAATTTGACCCTTTTCTTCTTCACTTGTATGAACAGAATCAATTATTTTACCTACTGAATCGACTAAAGTTCCACCTAATAGCTTTGATAGCATTATTTTCCTTTACTCATACCT